GCTATCAACCATGATCCGGAAGCCATAAGGATGCATAAGGTCAACCATCCGAATACAAAGCACTATTGTGAGAATGTGTGGGCGGTTGATCCTGTGAAAGCCTGTGAGGGACACCCGGTAGCCCTTGCCTGGTTCTCACCAGACTGCAAGCATTTTTCAAAGGCCAAGGGTGGGAAACCAAAGGATAAGAACATCAGAGGCCTTGCGTGGGTGGCCTGCAGATGGGCGGCACTTGTGAGACCGAGAGTGATCATGCTGGAGAACGTTGAGGAGTTCAAGACATGGGGACCGCTCAACCGAGGACATCATCCAATCAAGGCAAAGCAGGGAGATACATTCAGACAGTTTGTTAAGCAGCTCAATGAGCTGGGATATGAGGTACAGTTCAGAGAGCTTGTTGCGGCAGACTACGGAGCACCAACCAAGAGAAAAAGGTTCTTTATGATCGCAAGGTGCGATGGCGTACCAATCATGTGGCCAAAGCCTACACATGCACCGGCAGACAGTGAAGAGGTCAAGACGGGACTGCTAAGGCCTTACATTGGGGCATATACACAGCTTGATTTCAGCCTGCCATGTCCAAGTATCTTTGATACATCAGAGCAGATCAAAGAGAAGTACGGCATCCGGGCGGTGAGGCCACTTGCACCAAAGACTATGCAGAGGATTGCAAGAGGGCTGAAGAAGTTCGTTCTGGATAATCCAGAGCCGTTCATCATTCAGTGCAATCACAGCGGTGAGAGAAAGCCACAGGACATAAGAGATCCAATGCCGACAATCACAGGCAAGCACGGATATGGAGTTGTAGAACCATATATGGTTCAGATAGGACAGACTGGATTCTCTGCAGATCGTAGCAAAGATGTGAGAGAACCACTTACAACCATCGTCAGCAAGAATGAGCACTGTCTAATAAGCCCTACACTTATTCAATATCATTCGGAGACCAATTCAGACGAGGTACGAGGTCAAGGTATAGAGAATCCGATCATGACAGTGGACAGTTCAAACAGATATGGCCTTGTGACTTCATTCCTAAGCAAGTTTTACAAGACAGGGATAGGACAGGATGAGAGAGAACCACTGCATACAGTGACAACATCAGCCGGACATTTTGGAGAGGTCAGAGCATTCTTGATTAAATACTACGGAGAGGGTACAGGTCAGGACATAGAACAGCCGCTTGACACAGTGACATCAAGAGACCGGTTCGGACTTGTAACAATCCAAGGGGTTGAGTATCAGATAGTGGATATTGGTCTCCGAATGCTTGAACCAAAGGAACTATATGGGTGCCAGGGATTCCCGGATGATTACATCATAGATCATGACAGCACAGGTAAGACATATTCAAGAAGTGAACAGGTTAAGAGATGTGGAAATGCAGTTTGTCCACCTATACCGGCAGCGATGGTGAGGTCGAATCTTCCAGAACTTTGTGTAAGGAAGAGAATGCCAAACATGAAGATAGGCGAAGAAGAGAGCGGACAGTTGTGTTTTGTATAGATAGAGGAGGTTTTTAATGAATGATTTGATAAAAGTAGATAGTGGCACACACTTCGGAGAGGAGGAAGCGAGTGAACAAGATAATGCAGATGTGGCAACAGATCAGAGAGAAGAGAGCAAGGAGACAGAGGATACGCCGTTGGCACAGGAAGAAGAGATACATCACGATGTAGAGGAGGCAGCAGATGGACATAGTGAGGCAGTTGGAAACGCTGTACGCGGAGAAACAGAACATAAAAGCAAAGATAGTATGGTTGGAACAGCAGAGACGGGATACATCAGCACTGGAGAATCAGCTTCAGTATCTGAACGAGCAGATTCAGAAAGCGGAGAGAGAACTGAAGAAGAGCATGGAACATCTGAAAACGGTACTGAGGGAGCGGAAGAAGTAATTGTGCCAGTGTCAAAATTCAAGGAAATCCTAGAGATTCCCTACCTTGAAAGCAGAAAAAAAGATGCCTTGAAGGCGGTCAGACAGTTTGAACGAGAGATATCTAATGACCATTACAGCGATGCTCTCAGGATGATGGCTGGAATACGGGAGAAGCTGAAAGAGCTCAAGGACATATTACATTCCACAAAAGGTTGGAGTTAGAAAGGAGAGCACATGACAGGATTCGAGATCACAGCAAGACACAATATCATCTGCCAGCCTGGCAGGCGGGTGAAGATATTATCATATGGCGGCAAAGAGAACAATGTCCCATATACAAAGTGGGTGCGGTGGACTGTAGTGAAGTCATACAGGGACTATGTGTTAATGAGGAGCGAGAAAGGTTATCGTGAATGCTTTAGCCACTTTGACATAGAACAGATGATTAGAAAGGGGGAAATTAAGTGAGGAATGAAGACATCATAAAGCACCTTATGAACATAAAAGATGGATGCTTATCATCCTGTGAGAAGGCAGCAGTCACCGGAGCAATAGATATCGTGAGCGATTACGACAAAGCAGCGGCACTCTCGGGAAGACTTACTGCAGACTATGAGACTGGTAAGCAGCCTGTAAAGATGGGCGAGAACTATTTCGCCTGTCCTCGGTGCGGGAAACGAACAGGTTACAATCACACGCACTGCCATTGGTGCGGACAGCTAATGATATGGAGGTAGAGAACATGGGAATAGTAGACGCTTTCACAGCAGAGGCAAGAGTTGAGCTTAAGGTAAACGAGCTCATGAACCTCATGAAATATACGGCAAAGGCAGAGGTCATATATAATGGCGTCAAGGCAAATGTGCCACACAAGTATTTAAGAGCGTGCATAAATGGAAATGAAGAGAAGGAGGTAGAGGACAATGTTTCTGAATGAGAAGGTACTGAACAATTTGATGAAACAGGCATACAAGTCAGATGGACTTGTCATAGCCCAGAACGAAGATAACTGGGTATACATAGCAGGAAGATTCTGGGAGACAGAGATCAAAAGAGAATACATCCCGAAGCAGACGCTTGCGAACATAATAGCACTTGCTGGTGAGCTCCCAGAGCCGGGAGAGAGATTCCGATCAGACAAGCAGGGAAATCAGTATGAAGTGGAAATGCCTATGAGCATAGATGCTAAACCTTACACAATGGGACCGCTCACCATCACAGATACGCTCCAGATCGGTACAGATGGGACACTGCAGCGATATCTTCAGGACACAGATACCGGAATGCTTTACCTGCTCAACCAGGCATTTATTAACCTGAGCAAGGGCAGTATTGACGAGGAGCATGGTGAATATGTACCATCTGTACCGTTCTACAGTAAGGTAGGTGTGCTCTGGCAGAATAACATATGCCGTATGACAGCAACATTCCGTCACGATAGAAAGAACAAGAAGACGCTGGATGCCCTGAAAGGCGTAGACCTTACACCTTCGACACTGGAGGATATGGAATGATGTACCCTAAGCCGGTATACAAGAAAAAAAGAAAGCAGCATAAGCCGTCAATCCTGCAGTTTAAAGACGGCACCTGCTATCTGTGCACAAGACTTAACGGAGACTACGGAAGGAAGCCTCTGCAGGAGCATCACATATTCGGAGGCCCAAACAGAATACACTCTGAGGCATACGGCCTCAAGGTGTATCTGTGCATAGAACATCATACTGCTGGACCGGCAGCAGTCCACAACAACGCAGACAATATGCGGAAACTTCAGAGAGACGGTCAGCGTGCATTTGAGAGAGAGCACACAAGGGTAGAATTTATGAATATATTCAGGAAGAACTATCTGGAGGACGAAAATGGACTATGAAAGATTCATCATAGATACAATAAACAAAATGTCCGGAAGATACACAGCATATAGAGTATTCAGTGACTGGGTTGCGATGACAGCTATAGCCATATCTAATGCAGTCACATTACGGAAAGAGGTTAAAGATAGCCGGGAAGAACAGTATAAGAACATTTCATCCAGATATAGGGCAGAGGAACTAAGAATATTTGGAGATATGACAGGGGCTTTAGCCTTGGCATTTGAAGATCAATTTCGGGACATACTCGGAGATATATACATGAAAACCGGATGTGGTAGTAAGTCAACAGGTCAGTTTTTCACACCGTATCATTTATCTTACCTGATGGCTGCACTCGGATTTGATTCGCATATCAAAGAGATCGAAGATTGCAATGAGATAACACTCAACGAACCATCAACAGGAGGAGGGGGATCGCTTATAGCATTTGCACAGGTAATGAAAGAACATGGCTATGACTATCAGAAGCAGCTCCGAGTAGTGGCTCAGGACTTGGACTGGAATGGAGTATATATGACATACATACAGATGTCATTGCTTGGAATCAAAGCGACAGTCGTACAAGGGGATACGTTAGGAGAACCGTACACTAAAGGCTATGATGAAATGAGAGTATTATATACACCGGCGGAAATGGGGGTATTGTTATGAGATCAGCTTTATTTAACGACATAATGGTGGTTCTTCAGGATGCCGGAGTTGACACAGATATGGTTAGGGCGAAGTTGATAATGACTTTAGATAATTATGATGTATCACGAAGGTGCACAGAGGTGTCAACTCATGTTGATGAGGACGAGATTCAGAAATATATTAAATTATTTCTGGTGAATAAGAGGGTGGCCGGAAGAACCGAGAGAACTATACAGATGTACAACGCAAACCTGAATAGATTTTTTTCGGAATGCCAGAAGTCTCCGCTTGAGGTGACATCAGATGACATCAAATTATTTTTAGCGGTTAAGGAAGTAAGAGACCATGCAAGTAAGACATATCTAGCTGATCTTTTGAGACCGATATCATCGTTTTACCAGTGGATGGTCAGAGAAGAATACGTTATCAAAAATCCGATGAACAAAGTAGACCCAGTGAAAAGAGTAAAAACTAAGAAAGATGCACTCACAGAGACGCAGATAGAACAACTTAGACTGGAGGCTCAAGGTGATATCAGGTTGACTTGTATTTTAGAAATGCTGTTATCGACATGGTGCAGAGTAACAGAGCTATGTCAGATAAAACTAAATGAGATATCAGAAGACTATGAAAGCGTTCTCATACATGGCAAAGGAGAAAAGGATAGAACTTGTTATATAAATGCAAGGGCAAAGCTGTATTTAAAACAATATATAAGCTGCCGCAATGATCGAAATGAGTATCTATTTCCGAAAGCAAATTTAAAAGTTGGTGGCGCAGGAATAAGTGCAATGTCTGCAGCTACTAAAAATGCAGGAGTTAAACCTAGGAACTGGTGGACAGCTCCAGAACTGATAGGGACAGGACACATAGATAAAGGCACGGTGGAAGATCGTCTCAGAAAACTCGGGAAAAAATGTGGAATTGAGAAAGTACATCCACACAGATTCAGAAGGACAGGAGCAACGTTTGCGCTGAGACGAGGAATGCCAATTGAACAGGTGTCGAAGCTGCTTGGCCATGAGAGCATAGAAACTACACAGATATATTTAGACATATCTGAGAGAGAGCTAGAGCAGAGTCACAAGAAATATGTGTAGAAGAGGAGAAGATATGACAAGAATATACTTAAGTGGACCAATTACAGAAGTAAATGATTACATGTACAAGTTCGGTGATGCCGAGGAGTATCTTGAAGAGAAATACACGGATGCGGCGGTGGTGAATCCAGCACGCATCCTGTCACAGCTGCCTAAAGAATGGTCATATGAGGAGTGTATGGACATATGTCTGAGACTCCTGGATAGATGCGACACGATATATATGCTTGACGGCTGGCAGCAGTCCAAAGGGGCGAACCGTGAATATGGTTATGCGCTGGCAAAAGGCATGATGATCATAAAGGAGGATTAATGACAGGAAAGAACGCAGAAGGATATCCGGATCCTACAGCATCCATTGCAGTAAGCTTAGTCACGAAGAAAGAAAAGGAGAAAGAGAAAATGAAAGATACAGCTAACCCAGAAGAAATATGGATGATACAGAGCGCACAGGGAGATGTGCCGGCTCTTGTACTTGCTGATGATGGACAGACCGCAGTATATATAAAACTGAGAAAGACAAACATCACATGTCAGGACATAGATGTCACATACCGCGGAAAGATGTATGCAAATCCAATGATGATACAATATACGCAGAGCGAAAACATCATCAGCTTTGAAAAGAGGTTACCAGATTCTGAAGCCGAGCAGGCAAGACAGATCATAGCAGACACATTTGGATTATTGAATTATGCCCAGGGCGAACCTTTACATGCAATACCAGTTGAGGAATATCCTGAACAGGTATCAATGCGAGAGGATGCTCTTATATCAGAGATGAATTACCTTAAGGCGAATATACACAGTCTTGAAGTTGCCCTCGCTAGATGTGAGGGAGAGAGGGATGTGTACAAGGAGTTATTTACAAATCATTAGACTGGAGGATTAAGTAAATGTTGATATTACCAATAAAACGTAAGTGGTTTGATATGATCGTCTCCGGAGAAAAGAAAGAGGAATACAGGGAGATAAAAGACTACTACGACAGCAGACTCTTAAATGCCTTCGGTGCAATATGCGTAGGTGATGAGGTGCTGCACAATGTTTTACCAGAGATGGATCAGGTAGAGTGGCTAGTGCCAGTGATATTCCGCAATGGATATTCAAAGGTGGCTCCTCAGATAAAGGCAATGTGTACGCTCAGTATAGGCACGGGCAAGCCAGAGTGGGGAGCTGAGCCAGGAAAGAAGTATTATATATTGCACATCAAAAAAATAGAGAGGGGGCTGGAAAAGGATGAGATTAATCGATGCAGACAGGCTGACCGATTGGGTAAATGAACAAGAAAGAATTGTAACTGAAAAGTGTATTGCAGGAACAGGCGTGTACTGCATTCTGACAAGAGATGTATTGACTGCAATACGATCCAGCTTAAGAGCCTTTGGAAAGTATATAGAGGAACAGCCAATAGCATACGATGTGGATAAGGTTGTAAAGCAGTTGCATGAAAAATCTTTTTTTATTAGTGAAAAGCATGATGTTCGGTATCAAACTGACAAGCCAGGCATTTCGTATTTTTCCACAAGAGGACTAGAGGATGCAGTGAATTTATATGATGCTACTAAGATTGTGAGGCACGGCGGTTTGTCAGCAGAACCACTTCCAATGAAAGATTTTTTTAGAAAGGAGTAACGAATGAGAGAGACGAAAGATATTGAAATGAATAGCCTGGCCGTAGAGTGCGAGAACTGTATGAGTACACATAAGGTATCAGTATACATAGACTTTACCGAACCGGTTAGCTACAGAGAAGCCGAACAGTATGTTACAGAGCTTATATGTCGCGGACAGAGAGACCTTGAAAATGAAGTCAGGAGGGAAAGGCATATGAAAAAGTTGCCACCTCAGTAGGAATGCTGAACAGTATATGGTTAGGATTACAAGGGAGGAGATACATAATGCCAAACGTAAGGCCAATCAACAGCAAGAAGTATGGAATATCCAAGCATGCCTTTGCTACGGCATACTCATACTGCCTACAGTATAGCGAATGGAAGGCAGAGATAGAAAACAATACAGACACCTACAAAAGCCCACAGGTTACAGGGATGCCTACAGGGTCAGGCGGTGGATCTGATGCGACAGCAGATGCCGCAATGAGAAGGGCTGAGCTGATCGATAAGGTGGCATTGGTTGAGGATACAGCCAGGGCAGCAGTCGCCGGATATGATGAGATATATCCGTATCTCCTCAGGTATGTTACCACAGAAGGCTGTACATATCGCATGATAGACCAGCAGGGAGTACCGTGCGGCAGAACATTGTTCTACGAGATCCGCCGCAAGTTCTATTACATGATGGCAAAAAAAATATAAAGTGCGATACTCGAAGGACAAAAAAACAGATATAGTTATATCATCGCCAAATGAGGATAAGCCCTCAAACATATATATGAGCTCCGGGAGACCGGAGCTTTTGTTGTGGAGAAAAAGTATGAAAGCCGATGAACTCAAGAACTGGATAGAGGAACTGATAGACAAGGATGAACTGTGGAGGTTCTACAAGTCAAAAGAGTGGAGATCACTCAAGGATAAGATTCTAAAGGAGAATCACTACGAATGTGCCGAGTGTAAGAAGCGAGGAGTCATCACCAGATACGATGTGGATGACGAAGGCAACAAGCATCTTCTCAGCACGGTACACCATGTACAGTTCGTTCGCAAGCATCCAGCTCTGGCACTCAGCAGGACATATACATATGGTGGCAAGACATATCAGAACCTTATACCGGTATGCAAGGCGTGCCACAACAAGCTCCACCCTGAGAAGTGGAAGAAGAACGGATATAAACACAACGATGAAGAACATTTCGTGAATGAAGAACGCTGGTAGAGTACCCCCACCCCCCTATTACCCTAATTTTGGAGAGGGGAAAGCAACGGGGGAATGGACACGACAAAACATCCTCGCGCACGCACGCGAGAAAAAGTGAGGTGAGATCAAAAAATGGCACAGCAGTCGCAGGCAAAAATCAGAGAGTCGCTCATGGCACAGCTCAGAGCCAAGGGTGCAGATGTATCACATTTTGAGGCACTGGTTGATGATTACATGGAATATTGCAAGCTGATCAAGAAGATGAAGGCTGATATCAAGAAACGAGGTATGACATATACTGCCACATCGGCAGCAGGCAAGGAGTACGAAAAGGACAATCCGAACGTCAAGCTCCTGCCGCAGTACACGAGAAGTCAGCTCGCCATTTTGAAGGAACTCGGACTCACAACAGACAAGATAGCGGAGGACGACGGCGATCTTTAGGATTGACAACATACAGGAGATTCAGGAATGGATAGACATCGTTGAACAGGGCATCTATAAGTGCTGCAAAGACCAAGAAAACCTAGTCGCACACGTCAAGAGGTGCTTTGAAACAGAGGAGATACACGTTGACACGGAACAGCTGCAAAAGTATATGCACTTGTGCGAACAGTATGTGCCATTTGAGCTGTTCCCGTGGCAGCGTTTTGTTATAGCGCTGCATGATTGCACATATTGGAACGACTCAGGACTTCCACGCTGGCCGGATCTGTTCACCATGATCGGGCGAGGCGCCGGAAAAGACGGAATGATAGCCATTGAGGCGTTCCTCTTGTCGTCACCGTACAACGGTATCCGTGAATATGATGTTGACATTTGTGCAAATAATGAGGATCAGGCAACACGCCCGGTTAAAGATCTGACAGGGTTCTTCGAGATGCCGGAGAACATCAAGAAGATGCGGCGGTTTTATCATTGGACAAAAGAGAAGATAGTTTCCACAAAAACCAAAAGCACTATCATAGGCAGAACGAACAGTCCAAAGGGTAAGGATGGACTCCGTTCAGGAATAGTCATATTCAACGAGATCCACCAGTATGAGAACTATGCAAACATAGATGTATTTACAACAGGTCTCGGTAAGAAAGAACACCCCCGCCGGTCATATTACACAACAGACGGAGATGTAAGGGAAGGACCTCTCGACGACATTATAGCGGATTCAGAGGGTATTCTCTATAACGGAGAGGATGATAATGGCTTATTGCCGTTTATTAACCGCCTGGATGACGTGAAAGAGGTTGACAACGAAGACAACTGGACCAAGGCAAACCCATCATTGCCGTATTTGCCGAACCTTTTGGCCGAGATCAGAAAAGAGTACAGGGAATGGAAGGAGAACCCGGATCGACTGCCGGCCTTTATGGCAAAGCGAATGAACCGCCCAAGTGGACACAAGGAATGCGGCGTTACAGACTGGGAGAATATCAAGGCTACCAACAAGGAGTTACCGGATCTTAAGGGATGGAACTGTACCGTTGGGATAGATTACATGAAGACATCAGACTTTGCGGCCGTGAATTTCCATTTTAAGCAGGGTGACCAGCGTTATGATATCAATCATGCTTGGCTATGTTCAGCATCCAAGGACATCCCAAGAATAAAGGCGCCATGGAAAGAATGGGTCAAGTCCGGGAAACTGGGGTATGTGGATGATGTGGAGATACATCCAACCGTCATAACAAGCTACATACAAGAGATGGGAAGACTTTACAACATCACCAAGGTGGCTATAGATAACTACAGATATGCACTGATGTCTGATGCACTTGACAAGATAGGCTTCTCAAAAGAGCGAGATAACCTCATACTGATCAAGCAGATAGACATCATGAAGATAGTCCCAGTGATAGACCACTGCTTTATAAATCATTATTTTCACTGGGGCGATGATGTTGTCCTCAGGTGGGCGACTAATAATACTAAAGTAATCAGATATGGAAGAGACCAGGGAGCCGACAAGGGCTCCTTTGTTTATGCCAAGATCGAAGCCAGGTCAAGAAAGACCGATCCGTTCATGGCGCTTGTGGCGTCTATGATACCGGAGGCAGAGATCAAGGAAAGACCTCAGTATATAAGGCTGGGAGTCATCAAGATATAGGAGGTAGGACATGGGAGTATTCCGGAATTTTATCGAGAGGATAATCCCGCTGACCAAGAGGGCAGCAGACGGAACAATAATCATAGATATACCGGCATCACTGTATTACAAGGAACTAGCCATATACACAGCGACATCGCTCATAAGCAATGCTATATCCCGATCGGAGATCCGTTGCTATGAAAATGGCAAGCCGGTGAAGAATCGTGATTACTATCTGCTGAATATATCTCCGAACGCGAATGAAAACAGTTCAATATTTTGGCACAAGGTCATCAATAACATGGTCCGAAAAGGTGAGGCTCTTGTAGTGGATGCTGCAGGAGCTCTGTACTGTGCAGACGGCTATACAAAGCAGAGAGACCAGCCCATCAAGGGTGATGTGTATGCCAATGTGTCCGTGGGAACCTTTACGTTTAACAAGGTATTCACGATCAAGGACTATTACCTATTCACGCTGGACGACATCAATGTGCACCAGCTCATAGATGGCTTGTATGAGGACTATAGCAAGATGCTGACAGCAGCATCAAAAGCATTTAGGAACTCTAACGGACAGAAGTATAAGCTGCATATAGATGGCGTGAGGGCTGGAGATGCAGAATTCCAGAAAGATTTTGAGGAGTATGTAAAAAAACAGATAACTGATTACATATCATCGGAAAATGCGATATATCCAGAATTCGATGGATATGACCTCGAACCGGACAAGGGAGCAAATGTTAAGACCTCAGATGATTACTTGAAGCTCCGGGCAGACCTGTTCAAGATGGTTGCCTCGGCATTCCATATTCCGGAATCAATGATGTCCGGAAATATAACAAGCATGAAAGAGATTGTTGGAGCGTTCCTTACGTTCGGAGTGGATCCTTACGCAGATGCCATAACATCCACACTCAACAAGCGTGGAGATGTGGATAACTATCTAAAAGGCAACTATTATGTGGCAGACACAAGCCGTATACAGCACAGAGACCTCTTCGACGTAGCGGCGAGTGTATCAACACTCATAGGATCAGGCGTGTACTGCATAGATGAGACAAGACAGGAGCTTGGAAAAGAACCACTGAATACCGACTGGTCGAGGAAGCATTTTATAACAAAGAACTTTGAAGAAATAGACAGATTCCTTAGAGGAGTAGCGGAAGGAGGTGAAGGAAAGAGTGAGTAAAAAAGTATTTTATCAGATAACCAGGGATGATGATACGAGAACAGCAGATATCAACATATATGGTGATATCACAGGAAGTGCCGAGATTATCAGAAGCTGGATAGGCGACGATGGCAGCGTATCGGCGAGAGACATTAAGAGTGAGATAGACGGCCTTGACGTGGATACTATCAACGTCTACATCAACAGTTACGGCGGCGAGGTAGCTGAGGCTCTTGCAATATACTCAGCGCTTCAGAGGCACAAGGCCCAGGTACATACATACTGTGATGGCTTCGCCTGTTCTGCAGCTACGATCATCTTCTGTGCCGGAGACGTCAGGACTATGGGTTCTATAGCTCTCATGATGATCCACAACTGTATGTCATACGTTGGCTATGCCAACAGTGAGGAGATGCGCAAGGCAGCAGAGGACAACGACAAGATCAACAAGTCCAGTATCGAGGCATACAAGAAGGTCAGCAACCTCTCAGAGGACGAGATCAAGCAGATGATGAACGCTGAAACCTGGCTCACAGCGCAGGAGTGTCTTGACTATGGATTTGCAACTGAGATAGCCGGTGAGGATGATGAAGAGGACGAGGAGGCACAGCAGAGTGCCATGGCATCTATACATGATGCTATCCTTGGATACAAGCCTGACGTGAAGAAGTTCTTTGAAGAGCAGACATTAAGGCTTGACCAGATACAGAAGACTATAGACCAGATGAGTAAGGAGAGTGATCCGTCACATCTTGACGGTCAGGAACAGACTGACAATTTCTTACAGAAATTCTTTAAAAATTTATCATAAATAACAGGAGGAAGAAAGAATGTACAAACCAGGTTCTAACCCCGCTATTAAGCAGGCAGTTGACGCCATGAATACAGCAATGGCATCAGGAGACAACGACGCTGCACTGGCAGCGTTTGAGCAGTTCGGACAGGCGGTTGCTGATACCGTCAGAGAGGAGTTCCAGTCGGCAAATGGCGATAATGCCATACTTGCACAGAGAGGCTTCAGGGTGCTCACCGCAAGTGAGACTAAGTTCTACGAGGCGGTTATCGAGGCAGGCAAGGCTAAGACTGTTCAGACCATGAACGGACTTCTCACACCTGAGGTAATGCCTCAGACTATTATTGAGGATGTATACAAGCATCTCATTGAGGAGCATCCGCTCTTAGACAAGATCAACTTCGTATCAGTTCAGTATCTCACCACATGGATCCTGAACGATCACACCGTAGACACAGCCGTATGGGGCGAGGTAAATGACGAGATCACAAAGCAGATTACATCTGCGTTCAGAACTATCAAGATGACAGATTGCAAGCTGTCAGCCTTCGCAGTGATCGAGAAGGATATGCTTGACCTTGGTCCTGTGTTCCTCGATAGCTACATTAGGACATTCCTTCAGGAGGCCCTTGCGACAGCTCTTGAGAAGGCGATCATCTCAGGAACAGGACACAACCAGCCAATCGGAATGGATAGAGACATCCATCAGGGCGTGTCTGTTAATACATCAACAGGATACCCAAAGAAGACCGCAGTTAAGATTAAGTCATTCATGCCGGAACATTATGGCCCCGTTCTTGCCAAGCTGGCTGAGACAGAGGTGTGGTACACCAACAACACAAGCGGAGAGATCACGGCAGCAGCCACAGCAGCGAACAAGGACGGTAGCCCTAAGGATGGATACACAAAGCATGGCGGACGCACAAGAGTGTTCGATCAGGTAACACTCATCTGCAACCAGAAGGATTATCTTGAGAAGATCATGCCGGCTACAACTGCGATTACATCAGCCGGAACATATGCCACAAACCTGTTCCCGTTCCCAACCGACGTAGTGCGCTCGGCCGAGATGGCCACAGGTGAGGCTCTGCTCGTACTCCCTGAGGAGTATTTTGCAGGACTTGGATCATCAAAGGATGGAACTCTTGAGTTCTCAGATGAGTTCAAGTTCACACAGGATCAGAGAGTGTTCAAAATTAAGCTCTACGGCAACGGCAAGGCATACGATAACAGTGTGGCTATCCTGCTTGACATATCAGAGCTTACAGCCGCTTACGTCATGATCAAGGCAGTAGATGTTAATGTGACAACACAGGCAGCATCATCATAAGGAGTGAGTACACATGCTTGATAAGAACAATATGCCAGAAGAGTTTGTAACAGATGTCAAAAGACACCTGCAGATCACCTGGAATGATCCGGATACAACCGAGAGCCTTATCAGCATGATGCTTGATGGGGAGATAGAGCTTAATCACTTGTTTGGAGCGGAACTTGACTATTTCGCTCCGGGCTTGGCTCACAGGCTCTATCTCTCATATATGCTGTACGCATACAACAAGGCACTTGATGAGTGGGAAGGAGCCTACAGAGCGGACATCCTGAAACTACAGCATATCTGCAGAGTGAAGGAGGCTAGAAATGCTAAAGAGCAGGTTTAGTAACTACAATGATGGCATTGTTTACATTGTTAAAAAGAAACAAAAGTCAACAGACTTTAACGCTGCCAAGAATGCGCTCAGCCGAGATGATCTTGAAGAGGTGGTCAAGCTTGCATATGAAGAGAAGAGCAAGAGAGACGAGGACATCGAGTTCGCATCGAGCCAGGGCAGGACACTCTCTTTAAAAATAAAGACAAGATCATACAAGGTGGATCCTACATTAAAGGCCATAGCAGGTGACACGCTCTACAGCATCATCAAGCTGGATCACGACAGGGCAAAGCAGGAAATGTACATATATCTTGAAGAGGAAAGGAAGTTAAGCGATGGAGTTAATACCTGAAGAAAGAGAACAGGCAGAATCAATACTTGACGAGACAAGAAAGACTCTTGAAGAGCTTGCCAGATCAAGCGATGTGCCGATGGCAGGGGCATATTACGGCACTTGTACAGCGGATCATCTGGACGAATGGAATTACTTTGTCTTTAACAGGACAAAGACTTCAAAGGCATCAAACCGGTGCGATCTGCAGACCAGATATGAGGTGCATATCATTCATGAGAACTGTATCCCTGAGGGGTATGTGCAGACTGTTATTGATGCGATTGAGGCACAGAGCACACGTTGCGCCGGCGCAAAAATGAAGGCAACATCAGACGATATCCCGTATGAATACATCACGAAGGGCAACACAGATGTGGTTGTTGAGGTGGCAACTATTACGTTTGTACGCCCGGAAAAGAGGGTGTAAATGGGAGTTAGATCAGAATGGTTCAAGCTGGAGGGCGATGTTGTCTTAGATGATCTTATTGATTCATATAAGGATGACGGAATAAGGGTCATCAACGATGTTCTTCATAATGAGGGCGCTGACGTCATTCAGAAGAACATAGCGAGTATCCTGCCAGTATCAGGAAGAAACTGGAACAAGAAGAAGAAACCGGCAAGTGTAGCGAAGCCATTTGAACACAGAGACAGCTTACTAGCAGTTACGATAGCGTCAAGAGGCTCCTATCATTATCTGTATTTTCCTGACGATGGAGAAAACACAAGGAGACATGCTGGTGGCCAGCACTTCATGATGCGTGGAGCAGAAGAATCATCAGATAAAATCATAGAAATATGCCTGGGAAAACTTCTGGGCGACTAGGAAATCCTAGAAAGGAGATAAAAATGTCAAACATCTTTTCAGAATTTGAAATAATAGAACAGCATATCAAGGTAGCAGGAGAAGATACATATGAGGATATGAACTGTGTAGGTTCGAGCGAAGAGGAACTTGCAGTCAGAACAATCACAAAGAAGTGCCGGGGTAGAATCAGGAAGAAGAGAACTCGTGGTACTGGAGATGGAGCACTGAAAGAATCCCTACATGTACCTCGCACGGTCTATAACAAGATATATGATATGACAAGGGAGAAGCTGGCCAAGGGTGTATATGCCTATGGAGAAAACAGCAAACACCCTGAATTCTCACTGACACAGAAGGTATTGGATGAAGACGAGAATGTCAAGTATAAGGCATACCCTAGATGTATTTTATCGTCGGGACCATCAAGGAAGATCGAAAACGGAGCGGAAGAAGTGGCCGAGTTGGAGATGACCATTGATCTGATGCCGGATGAGAATGGTGAATGCATGTACGAGGCGCTTGAGAGTGAGCTTGAAAGCGAAGAAATCAAGCAGCAGTGGCTTACTAACTTCTCGCTAGAACTTGTAAAGGCAGTATAAGAGATAAGAGCACCCGCAAGGGTGTTCTTTTTTGTAGGAGGAAATAAATGGTATACCACAAATTACTGATGGCGGATGGAAGATTTGAAAACGTGACACTCAATCTTGGCGCTATAGCAGAGCTTAACAAGAGAAATAAGCCGCTGGCAGATGAATATTTTGCCAAGTACAAGGAAATGCAGAAGAAGGGCGAAGACTTCAACGAGCTTGACATGGCGAAGTTCATCTACATTGCCTACGCATGCGCACATCTTGATGAAGATATCCCATCGTTTGAAGAATTCCTAACCGAAGTTACAGACGATAGGGAGGAACTTGGAACGACGTTTGAGAATCTGTTCAATTCCGCGAAAAAAAAACGGGATTCCGTGATGCATTCCGGAAAGCCACGAAGGAGAAAGAACGGTCGATAAAATTACCCAGGTTTGAGCTGGAGGACATAGAGGACTACTACACGTATTATGTGTTGATCCTCGGAATCCCGGAAAAAACATTTTACGACAGCGACTTAAACTTTCTGTCGGCGGTTGCAGCAAATAAGGCAGCCTATGACGGATGGATGAACTACGCAGTGAAGAAGGCAGGTGAGAGACGTGGCTAAGAAGAAGAGCGAGGCAAGCGTCAAGTTTACAGCAGACACAAAAGAATACACAGCGAACCTCGATTCGGCAAGGAATACAACGAAGAATCTGAAGGCAGAGCTTAAGCTTGTCGAGGCGCAGTTCAAGAATACTGGTGATGAGGGCGAGTATTATACCCAGAAACAATCAATACTTGAGAGACAGCTTGAGGCTAACCAGCAGGAGCAGGAAGCCCTTACAAAGAAGCTTGAGGCTGCAAAGGCCATATATGGCGAAAACAGCGTTGAAGTTGACAAGTGGGCGAGGGCAATACTGAGCTCACAGACACAGGCAGAGAGGCTCAAAGGTCAGCTCGCCAACCTTATACCGGAAGTAGATGAGAATGCACAGGCTATGGCAGAGCTCGACAGCGCCATGGCGGAGTCGGACAGCACAACATCACAACTCACCGCCAAAATGAAACTTGCAGAGGCTCAGTATAAAGCTACCGGCGACGAGGAGGAATACCTCAGCCAGAAACAGAAGCTCCTTGAACAGGAGATAGAGGCGAGTAAGCGAAAACAGGAGACCCTCACGCAAAAGCTGGATCTTGCTAAAAAGGCATATGGTGAGAACAGCGACGAGGCAAGAAAGCTAGCGACACAGCTCACTAACACACAGACCAACACAGTGAAGCTGCAGACTGAGGCTAAGAACCTGAGCAATGCTCTTGAAGAGAATGTGCAGGATCTTGAGGCAGCAGGCGAAAGTGCGAAAGAGGCAGGGGCGTGGAGGGAGCGGAGCTGTCGCCTTCCTTATTCTCCACACGGCAGAACCAGACATGGAACTCCGCCTCACCCC